GTCAACAGAGGTAGATACTTTAGCTGGTGGTAATGCACCAGGTTTGAGTGGAAACGAAAACTTAGAGTATTTTCAACGTAAATTATATAAGGCGTTGAAAGTACCCTTAACTCGTTTAGAGCCAGAAGCAATGGCAACCTTTGGTAGAACGTCCGAGATTACTCGAGACGAATTAAAGTTTGGCAAATTTATTAGAAGAATTAGGACTCGTTTTTCATGGTTATTTAATGTTGTTTTAGAAAAACAGTTAGTACTCAAAGGTATATTAACACCTGAAGAGTTTAACGAAATTAGAAACGACTTAAGGTATGACTTTGTTAAAGATAATTATTTTGAAGAATTGAAAGAAGCTGAAATTTTGAGAGAAAGATTGAATACTCTCAGAGATATATCAGAATATACTGGAAAGTATTTCTCTCATCAGTGGATTACACGTAATGTTCTTCAAATGACTGACGAAGATATGCAATCAATGGAAGATGAAATTCAGCAGGAAAAGGACGCTGGAGGTCATCAAGACGATGATAATCCTTTTTAATATAAATAGGTAATATAAATTAAACATTAGGGACTAAACATGAAAAATTTTAAAGATCTAGTTTCGGAAGTTGCCCAGCCAAAGTCTCCCGAAGAAAAGCGCTTTAAGGATCAGCACACAATTGAATTAATACGTCATCCTGTTGCTCCTGACCACGTTTTTACCGGAGAGATAGCAGGCAAGAAAGATGCAAAGAGACCTGCTGATAAGGTTAACGACGAAGCTGACTACGACAAAGCGTATGCCAAGAAGAAAACACAAACTTTACCACAAAGAGGAACAGGAGATGGTAAGGATCTTGACGACGTTAAAGAATCAAAGAAATCCATAACTGAAATCCTTGGAGTAAATAAAAAGGTTAAAGAATCAGACAAAAAGAAAGATGATTCAATGGAAGAAGAAGCAGCAATGCCTTCAAAATCCCATGTTATGGATATGTGCAAAGATGGATTAACCTTTGCAGAAATCAAAAAGATGCACCCAGAAGCAGATGAAGATGAACTTAAAGCAATGGTAGATGCATGTAATGATGAACTTGGAGAAGGTAGTTGTAGCGGAGATCGTCTTAATGCAGAAAAGAAACCTGAGAAAAAAGTTAAAAAAGAATCAGATACAGAAGCGGCGGACACATTGGAACAACAACCAAAAGTCGCAAAGCCAAAGCCAAGCCAAGTTACAATAAAAGATTCAAACGGTAAAACAATCAGTCTAACATTCAAAGAAATGTTGAATAAAGTTTCCACAGAGGAAGAATTGCTTGAAAGTCCCCAACAAGAAATTCCTATGATGATGAAACAGTTAGAATTTATATGTTATGCATCAAATGAGATTGCTGATTACCTTGGTGAAAATGTAGATCCTGAAGAGTGGTGGCAAAATAAATTAGCAGAAGTATTCTCAAATGTTAAATCATTATATGCATATGCTAAAGGCGAACAAATGGTAAGTGGCCGTCCAATGGGAGCGGCAAAGGTATTCGCCAAAGCCTTCGGAGAATCTATTGAAGCAGGAACGTTTGATTTAGAAAATGCAACTTCAGTTGAAATCACAGAAGAAGATGCAGCAATATTAAATAAAATGTTCGAAGAATTAACTGAAACAAATTCTAAAGAAATGTGGAAAGTTATGGTTGCTGATGAAGCAGGATATAGTGAAATATTGGAATTTGCCAAGAATAACTTATAAATAGGTAAAAGCTATGAATTTAATAACAGAATATACAGAGAGTTGCGAAGTAATCACCGAAGCTAAAGAAGACGGTAAAAAGAATTACTTTATTGAAGGTATCTTTATGCAAGGAGATATCAAAAATCGCAACGGAAGAATTTATCCAAGCTCGACGCTAGAAAGCGAGATGAATCGTTATCAAAATGAATTTATTGATACAAAGCGCGCTCTTGGAGAACTAGGTCACCCTGATGGTCCACAAATCAACGGGGATCGTGTTTCGCATTTGATTACTGAAATGAGACGCGATAAGAACGATTTTTATGGTAAGGCTAAAATCTTATCAACACCTATGGGGGAAATCGTTAAAAGCCTATTAGACGAAGGAGTAAAGATTGGAGTTTCGACTCGAGGTCTTGGTTCGGTCAAGGCAGGTAGAGATGGAGTAATGGAAGTACAAAAGGATTTCCACCTTTCTACTGTTGATATTGTTACTGACCCTTCAGCACCAAACGCGTTCGTAAATGGTATCATGGAGAACGTAGAGTATTACTACGATATAGCTTCTGGTAACTGGAAAGCAACACAAGTTGTTGAACAAGTACAGGAAGAAGTTGAAAAACAATATAGAAAAGTAGTAAAGACTATTGATGAAGCAACGGCAACAAGAATGTTTGAAACATTCGTTCGTTCTTTGAGAAACTAACTTTTTATAAATAAAATAGACAAGTTTATTATAATTAGATATTTGTAAATTAAAAACAAATTTAAAGGAGAAAATAATGGCAAACGTAGAAGAAAAATTCGTTGCTGATGATGGAGTCTCAAGTGTACCTGATGCTGTAACACCTGAAGGTGGAGAAGGCAAAAAGGACAAGCTGAAGAAGACAACAACTGACGAGCCAAAAGGAGCTGCTGACGCTAAGAAAGTAACACCTGACCAAGGCGATGCAGGCAAGCCTGTACCTACTGCTGAAGAAACTGAGGCTGAAGCTGAAGTTGAAACAGTAGAAGAAGTAGTTGTAGAATCTTCAATTGAGTCAATCATTGAAGGCGAAGAATTATCAGAAGAATTCAAATCTAAAATATCTTTAGTATTTGAAGCCGCATTAAACGAAGAAGTCGCAAAGCAGACTGAAACAATTCGCGAAGAGTTAACAAAATCTTTAGACGAAACATTAGAAGAAACTGTTGCTGAGAAATTAGAAGCAATTACAGAAAATGTTGATAAGTATTTAGATTACGTTGTCTCTGAATGGATGACTGAAAATGAAATTGCTATCGAATCTGGAATTAAGGTTGAGATGGCTGAATCATTAATGTCAGGTCTTAAGAACTTATTCGTTGAGCACAACGTATCAGTTGATGAAGAATCAGTTGATGTTGTAGCAAACTTAGAAACAACAGTTTCTGAATTAGAAGGTAAAGCAAACGATTTAGTAAACGAGAACATCGACTTACAAAAACAAATTGCTACTTTTAAAGCAGAACAAAAATTTGACGAACTTGCAGAAGGTTTATCTGAAAATCAGGTAGAGCGTTTGAAAGTATTGTCTGAAAAGCTTGATATTGAAGATCTTGATGCATACGCAGAAAATCTTCAAGTAATTAAGGAATCATTCTTCAGTGATAAGCCGATTGTTGAAAAACATGACGTCCAGGAAGAGAATGATGAAATTATTCTAGAGGAACAGGAAGTAACTAAACCAGCTTCTGAGCACACCTCTATTAATGCTCTTGTTGAAGCTTTCAACACTAGAAAATAAGAATAATTGAATTTGGTTTTTTAAATTAAATTTAACTTAAAGGAGATCCAAAATGGATAACTATACAAGACTAGTGGAAAAGTGGGAGCCTATCTTAGCGCATGAATCTTTTTCACCAATTACTGATTCTCACAGGAAAGCAGTTACAGCTACTATCCTAGAGAATACAGAAAAAGCACTCATGGAATCAGGTGACTTATCTGCTAACATGACTAGCCTTCTTTCAGAGGCACCTGCTAACGACGCCGGAACTGGCGGATTTGGCGGTGGAGCTACTGCAGGCGGTCCTGTTGCTGGTTACGACCCTATCCTTATCTCATTAGTGAGACGTGCTGTACCTAACTTAATCGCATACGACATCTGTGGTGTTCAGCCTATGACAGGTCCTACAGGACTTATCTTCGCAATGCGTTCAAGATACAGCTCACAATCTGGTGCAGAAGCAATGTACAACGAAGCTGATACAGACTTCGCTGGAGACGGTACACATGCTAACACACTTCCTAATGCTAATACTGCGTTGATTACAACTGGTACTGGTATGGGTACAACTGAAGCTGAAGCTTTAGGTGATGGTAATGGTACTAACTATGCAGAAATGGCATTCTCAATCGAGAAGGTTACTGTATCTGCTAAGACTCGTGCCCTAAAGGCTGAGTATACAACTGAGCTTGCTCAGGATCTTAAGGCTGTTCACGGCTTAGACGCTGAAACAGAACTTGCTAACATTCTTCAAACTGAAATCTTAACAGAGATCAACCGTGAAGTTGTTAGAACAATTTATACTAACGCTGTTGTTGGTGCCGCTGGTACTGCATCTGCTGGTGTATTCGACCTTGACGTTGATTCTAACGGAAGATGGTCAGTTGAGAAGTTCAAAGGCCTAATGTTCCAAATCGAGCAAGAAGCAAATGCTATTGCTAAAGACACAAGAAGAGGAAAAGGTAACGTTGTTATTTGTTCTTCTGATGTTGCTTCAGCATTACAAATGGCTGGCGTTCTCGACTATACTCCTGCTCTTAACTCTAACTCTTTAGAAGTTGATGACACAGGTAATACTTTTGCTGGTGTTCTTAACGGAAGATTCAGAGTATATGTTGATCCTTTCGCAGGCGGAAACTACTTAGTAGTTGGTTATAAGGGTTCATCTGCATTCGACGCAGGTTTATTCTATTGCCCATACGTACCATTACAAATGGTTCGTGCCGTTGGTGAAAATAGCTTCCAACCAAAAATTGGTTTCAAAACTCGTTACGGTATGGTTGCTAATCCTTTCGCAGAAGGCGATGCAGGTTCGCAAGGACTTGGTAGACTTCAGCAGGATACCAACAAGTATTACAGAAAAGTTCGTATTTCTAACTTATTCTAATACTAAGAGTTTAGGTCAACTAAACCACGCAAACGATTCTTCGGAATCATTGAGAAGGACTCCAATCGGGGTCCTTCTTTTTTTACCATACGAAATTAGACCAAGGTTCATAACAACCTTGAACACCAATAGCAGAGTTATCACAACCTCTTGCGTCGTCAAAGATCTCTAAACCGATTTCATCGAACTCAGAAACATTAAAGGTAACTGGTGAATAAGTTCCATAATGATAGTCAACAGATATAGGCTTAATAACAATACTATCTTCGTTAAACTCCTTGATGTAACCAACAATTCTTTTACCTTCAAATTTATATTGGCACTGTTCAATTCCATTTGGATCCATACCAAGTGCAACCCAATTAGCAAATAAAGTCTTTTTCATTAACCTGCCCTCATTTCAAACTGTTCATCAATAAAGTGTTCCAACTGTTCTCCTTCGAGACCAAGAGCTTCACCTTCTTCTTTCAATTGTTCTAAAACAATTTCATTCCATTCACAACTCATAATTAACTCCTTTTCCTTTAATATACAACAATTATACTCTATATGAGAAAGAATGTCAATAGTTT